GTTGCCAAAGGGGCCGTCGTCGGCGCCGAGGGGAAGTCTTGGCAACGGAGGCATACCCGGCCAACCCGCGCCACCAATCCCAAATGCCGAAATGTCTGGGTGTGGGACTGTATAGTCTCTATTCCCCACATTAAAGACAGCCGTGGCGTTCTGTGACGGGACAAAGTCCAACTTGTTAACTACGGGCGGGGGCGAACCAATTGCCCCGAAAGCCAGACTTTTGTTAGGCTTTGCGTAAATGAACGCTGATATCGTTTCTCCGGGAAGTGCGTTATACGCCGCCTTGGCGGAGGCGTAATTATCGTATTGCTTGACCGACCCGCTTCCGTCCGGGGCGATAGAAATTAAAATGTGTGGCTTGGGGCGATACATTAGTATGTTACATCAATTGGGGCAGGATTTTGAAATGCCGCTTTTCGCGCTCGTGGGTGAAAATAATAGTAAGCATCTTTTCCGGCATTGCGCGCGGCTTGGTAAAACAATCGCGCTTCTGTCGTATCGACAAATTGTTTGATGGTTACCACTTCGCCATCTTTAATGACGACTGTGGCATACTTTGGAATGTATCCCATTTGTCCACTTGCCCTATGTCAACGAGGCACAAAAAAGCCCCGGTTAAGGGGCTGTTTGATAGCGTCTTTCGACGCTTCGCTTACGAGGTGGCGAGAATACGAGCGAGGTTCGCCGGATTGCCGATAGCCACGCCGTAGAGGATGGACATCGACAGTTTCTGTTCGCCGGAGGTGCCGTCATACCATTCACGGACTTGGATGGAGAGGCCGGACTCCGCGTCAGTAGCGGTGGCGACATTACCATACCAATTGGTGGGGGTAGCAGGGAGACGAGCCGCGATGAGGATGGCTTCTGGGCTGACCGCGATGCCCTTGAGGTTAGCATTCAGACCGCCACCAAAAGGAAGGGCGGAATACTGATTGATTTCAAAGCCGTGGATGCGAGGCAGGAGGTTCTCCGTGATAGGAGCGTTAGTGCCAGAAGCATACTGCGCTTGGATGCTGTTATCCTTGGCGAGCGAGGTGTAGAGAGCCGGGCGGATGATGAGCGAGCGATTAGCCATCGGGACATTAGCGTCGGTCAGTTTCTGGGAGATGTCGGCGACAGCGTCGGCATCGAAGGCGGCGACTGTGGAGTCGTAGCCGAGAAGCGCGAAATCAGCGTCCGTGACGAGGGCAAAGACATCGTCCATAACAGCCTTGACGACAGCGTGAGCGGCCGGGCGGATGAATGTGCGACGGAGGACATCGTAGCCACCCTTGGCGACTTCGCCATCAGAGAAGCCCATCACGAAACCCTTATGCTTGTTAAGAGTAACTTGCTTTTGGGTCGAGGTAACAGCGGTCTTGGCATAGCCGGAAGCGCCAATGTCGGTAGCCGCGACACCAGAGGCGAGACGGGTTGTGACAGTTTCGCCGCGTTGCAGGATATCGCCACCAAAGTCCGTAGTGAACTTGTTGACGAGGGGGAATTGGGCGAGAAGCGTGGTAAGCGAGTCTTGCGCAATGACATTGAGGTTGATGCCTCCGAGTGTATTACTCATATATTAGGTATAAATTATTTAAGGGTTCGACAGTTGATAAGTGTCAACCTTTGTTCAGTCGTTCAAGCCGCCGATGCCGAGTTCACGGGCGCGTTGCTTGAAATATGCCGAGTCTTTTTCGGCGTTTGTGCGACCCGTTCCGGCGACTTTGATGTAGTCGTTTAGGTTGCCCGGCTTGTCGCCGAGAGAAAGACCAGCCGCGGGGACTTTGATGGAACCATCCGGTTGGATAGCACCTGCAAGTTCGGTGCGGAACTTGGCTTCAGATGCGCCCTTCTGGGCGTAGAAGGCTTCAAGCACACCAGCGGTAATCTCTGGGTTAAGTTCGGCCTTACCTTTAGGTGGCATAAAGCGACCAAGGGAGTCCATCATCTTAACGGAGATGCCATTCTGGGTAACCATAGCCGTAACTGTGTCTCCAAACTTAACTTCCTTACCCTTGGCATCAAAGACCTTGAGTTCGCCGTTAATTAGAGCGGCCGCACCACCATTCTCGCCTTCAAGAATAGGGTTCGACATAAACTTGGACAGGGAGGAAAGACCAACAGTATCGTTGGCTTTGACCCGGACTTCGCCACCACCAGAGTTCTTAAGGGTCGCAATGGCATTGCCAACGGACTCACCGCCTTGGCGGTTGGCTCGTTCGACATTTGCACGAGCCTGCGGAGGCAAGTTCTCGTCGGTAGTGTTAGGTGTCCGGCGACGGACGCTGTCACCACCCCGGTTTCCTCCGTAAGAGCGAGCCATTGGGAATTAAGAGCGACGCTTGAGGTTGGCCTGTGCGACGCGCTCGATAGCGATGCGGTTGGCGTTGAAGAACTTATTCTTCGCACGGGCATCCGTGATGGCATCAAACTCCTTGAGGATATCGGAGTCAGTCTTGACGGCTTCACCGCCTTCGGTGGCAGAGGCAACCGGGTCAACACCTTGGGAGGCAACAATCTTCGCGGCCTTCATTTCGACAGACTTATCGCTTGCTTCAATCTGGGCAACCTTACCCATAAGGGCTTCAAACTTGGCGTGCAGGGCTTGGACAGCGGCTTGGGCTTCGCCCTTTGCCTTGGTTTCGAGGGCGAGCATTTCGCGCACACCGCTCGTTTCCTGTTCGGCCGCAACCTTGGCTTGAGAAAGGGAGGCAAACTTCTGAATGGCGGCTTCAACCGGGTCGAGAGTGATATCTTCGGCCTTCTTGGCTTTGCCCTTGGCATCCTTCTTGTTTAGGAAGGACTCCTCGTCATCTTGGTCGGGTTGACCCGTGACATCATTCTTATTCACGCCACCGATGGAGTTGTCTTCAGCCTTCTTGGCATACTTGCCTTCGGGCTTGGAGAGAGTCTTCTCGTGTTCGTGACCTTCGCCTTCTTCATTTTGCATATCCGGGGACTCGATGATTTCTTCAACATCGGTTTCACCCTTGGACTTTGCCTTCTTTGCGCTCTTGGCGATAGTAGGAGAGGTGGTGTTGTCTTCGGTCACATTGTTCTTCTCCGGGTCAAGACCACCCTGCGGGAGTTCCTTATCAAAGTTCTTACCTTCTTCGACAGTCGGGTTGGACAGGTTGCTGTCAGCCTTCTTCGACTTTTTACCGGAGGGAGCCAGAGGCTGTCCGGGGATGGACTTGTCAAAGTTCTTGTCGTCTTCTTCAGTAGGAGCAGACAGTTCAGAGTCAGCCTTCTTGGCCTTCTTGGACTCGTAGTCTTCTTCGCCATTCTGACGGCGATACTGCTTAATCATCTGGACTTCTTCGTCCGAAAGGTCGCCAAAGTCGCCATCATAGGCTTTAGTAGCCTTGCCAGCCTTCTTGCCCTTGGTGGTCGGTTCGCAGTCTTCAGCCTCGGCTTCTTCCTTCTCCTCAATCTTTTCCTTAATGAACTCCGGCATTTCGGCACGCTTGGACTTCTTGCCCTTTTGCATCGGCGCACAGTCCTCTGCTTCGGTTTCTTCTTCCTTTTCTTCAATCTTGTCCTTGATAAATTGGGGCATCTCGGCCTTGGACTTCTTACCCTTCATCGGGGCGCAGTCTTCAGCATCTTCTTCTTCCTTTTGCTGTTCGATGTATTCCTTGAGGTCGGCCTTGGCGGCGCGGGCAACAGTCTGGGAGGCAAGAGCCTTGGTGACGGCTTCAGTAGCGGCCTTGAGGTCGGTAATCTGCTTGGCTTGATAGTCGCGCTCGGCAATCAGTTGAGCGAGTTGGGTGATAACCACTTGGTTGCCGGAAGCCACTTCGGCCTTCGGAGCGAGAGCGGACTCGATTTCGGCGAGACGCAGGGAGAGGGTTTCCTTCTCGGATGCGAGAGAGGTCACCTGTTCAGAAAGGGCGAGGGTCTGCTTGGACGCTTCGATGGCTTCCTTTAGTTGGGCTTCAACGGACTTATTGCTCATATGATTGGTTGATAATGTATAGTTGTCAACCCGCGTAGGGGTTGGTGTTGATGATATTGTTCGATTGATAGTAAGTCGGTAGCGTATTCTTGACCGCAAAAAGCCGTGTGGACTTGATATCGTCGATAAGGACTTCAAGGGAGTCTACGACTCCGGTAGCCAAACCACGAGCGGCCGCAAAGTCTCCGTAGAAGGACTGCCCCTGTAGGTCTTCAACCTCTGCAAATTGACGAACAGAACGCACATCCCGGATAAAACGGCTATGCAGTTCATCGACCTCTCGTTGGAGGTCTTCGTATTGAGCGTCGGTCAGTTTCGTTCCCTCCACTCCAGCCGCTTTATACTTGCCAGATTTTATCACGACTTGGGACTTTCCCTCCTTGGCCCACTTTTCGGACTCATCGGTAAGGGTAATATATACGCCACACGCCCCCACGCTTGCGCTGGGAGTGCAGACAAATCGCTTACATTGCGAACCAATCCAAAAGGCGGCGGAGCCACAATCGCTTTCGGTAAAGCCAATGGTTACCTTATTGTAGTTACGGATTTTCTTGGCAAGTTCCTCAAGACCCGTGGTAGAGCCACCACCGGAGTCGATATCAAACAGGATTTCAAAGATGTCGTCCCGTTCCTTCCAAGTATCGAGTTGTTTAGAAATAACATCAATGTCGGCACAGCCAAGCATCGACTCCAGATACGATAGGCCCTTGCCAATTACGCCGCGAACAGGGATAATCCCAATGCCATCTCGGACATATGGGGTGCAATCCTTGGCCATAGACTCTGCACCAGCCATCGGCTGACCGGGGGCTGTTTCGGTGTCATCATCATCAGCGCGAAGCCCTTTGGCTTTGTGGTTAGCACCCTTCTGCAACAGTAGGGCAAGGTCTGGGTTAGAAAGAATAGCATTAGCGTTAGCCAAAAATGCTTTGGCTTTTAACGGGTCGATGAGCATTGGCCGTCCGGCGGCAAGAGCATAACACAAATCGTTTCTAATCATCGGTTGTAGGGTTGCTCTCGGCTTCTGGACAAGCCGGGGTTCTGTTTTGGAAGGTTGTCAACGCCACCGCCCATCTCATTAATCGGCTGAACAGGGCTTATATAATCGGGCGGAGTCAGTTCTGGCTCCATATTTGTGAGGGCATCCTTTTCCGGCTCTGGCTGGGGCGGGGCAATATTATCAATCGGGACAATCTGCGGTTGTCCGTCTTGGCCGGGCATAACAACACCCAACGCACCTTCGGGAATGGTGGCAGGGCCACCCGGCTGACCGGGTTGCGGCGCACCGGGCGCACCACCAGCACCACCGACAGGAGACTTACGCCAGAGTTTGTCTTCCGGGACACCCGTCTCCTCGGACACGCGCTTGATGTAAGCAAAGTCTCTGGCTGTCTTGCGGACAGTCTTCTCAAAGGAATAACCACGGGCTTGCATATCGTCTGACGGAGGTTGACGACCCATATCAAGGTCGGCTCGTTCGTTAGCGGCATCTCGACCAGCGTCAACTGTGACTGATTTAGGTGTCACCCACTCACATTTCCACCAATTCTTGGCGTTCTTGATGTCGCCCTGCTTGATTTTGACCCCCATCCAATACTTGAAGTATTCCTTGAGGAAGCGATTGATGATAATATTCTGACGATGCGCGAAATATCGCCCGGCTTTGGCTACGACCAAACGAACAGAAGCGCCGCCCGCACGAGTCGGGTCAGCGACAAACTCATAGGGCAAGCCACCCATAACCGAGTCGCGTCGAAGATGGTCAATAAAGCCTGTAAAAGCAGACGATGGGCGTGCCGATACATAAGAGACGAGAGACTCATTATTTTGTAAAACTGCGGTTACACCGCCAAGCACACGATTGAGGGTGTCCGGGTCTGTAGGAACTGTGGTGGAGTTGCCCGGGCCGAGGGGCTGTCCAATACCCAAATCACCCGTATCCATCTTGGTGTCCTCGACTTTGAGAACACGGGATGTGCGGGCGTTGTCTTTCGCGGCGACCTTCTCCATCGCAAGCAAGTCCATTTCGTCACGCAAATTGTTGATTGCGTGCTGGTGAGGCGGGTATGCGCGAGACTGCGAGATATATTCAGCCTCGTAAATGTGGAGCATCGAAGCCGCCGGGATAAGCGTATAACTGCCTCCAGCCTGCTTAACATAGTAAGCAATTGGCTGACCCAACTTATTGTAGCGAATGCCGTCGGCAATCTCCGTGTTCTGGTATAGGTCTGGCGGTGTCTCAACCCTGTGCGTTTCAACGAGTTGGAACTTTGGCTGACCCCCTCGCTTGGTCTTAATGGCAAATATTTCGCCGTCCCGGTCAATGGCTTCCGAAATCATATACTGACATTCCAGCATCGAGAAGCGGCCTGTCACTTCCGGGGCTTCACACTCCTGCTCCCATTCGGCTTCTGCGAGGGACTGCCATTCGTAATCGCCTCCCAGACATTGTAGGCTTATTCCATCACCGACTGTGTAGATGGAGGTATCCTTGAACATCTGCTTGTAGAGTCCGTTGTTCTTTTCCAGCCAGCGCGACAAGCGAACCATCTCCCGGCGAGTCGAGTCTTGCATCTCCCGGCGAAAGTCGTCCGGTTGAGGAGCGTCGATGCGGGTGCGGTGGGTCGAATAACGGGTAGACTCGAAAGCCCCTTGATAAGCCTTCGGCTTTAAGAGGTTGGACAGACCGATACGGACTCTGTCGAGAAAGTTGGGGATTTGCCCGCCCGTTGTGGGCTTGGGTCGAGGTGCTTCCGGAGGCATTAGCGGTCAACGAGTCGGTTGTAATTCGTGTAAAGACCACGGGTTCTCGTAGGAGAAGCCAGACGCTCAAGGGCATA